CTCTATTAGAAACTCTGGAGATAAGAATGAAACAGTTGACCTACACAACATTGGTTCCGACAGAAGACGGCGGGGCTTACATTGATTCGGCTGGTAAGACTTGGCAACCACTCAACCAAAAGCAAAAGAAGTTTTGCAAGGAGTACCTGAAGGGACAAACAGCCACGGAAGCAGCGATTAAAGCTGGATACACTAAGGATCGAAAGGGCGCAAAGACTCAGGGCAGTGTTTTACTGAATCATAACCCAGTTGTACGAAACTATCTGATTGAGTTGGAAATGTCCCTTGTAGAGCGGGACGCAATTTCCCTAGAGACCCACCTGTCCACGCTCCACGACCTGCGGGAGGAGGCAAAAGACCAAGGTCAGATATCCGCAGCCATCACAGCCGAG